AGAGGTAAATGACACATTAGCAATTAAAGCAGGCGTTGGAATTGCTATTACACAAAATTCTAGTAATGAATTAGAAATTTATGCTTCGGGCGGAGCAGGCACACAAAATACATTTGCCTCTGTTAATGAAATTAGCGCGTTATACCCAAACGAGAATTTAGATATTGTTGGTGAAAATGGAATAACTGTTGAAACACAACAAGATCAAACTTTTGAAATAGGCCAACCTTTTAGCACACAAGTTTCTATTCATGCACCAAATAGTTTTGGTGTTTTTGAATTTACAACAGATAATACTGATCAAGAACAATTTACAATAGAATCTGCAACATCAAATAGTACATTTGTATTTAATGCAGGTGTTGGAATTCGATTTGACAGAGACACAAACGATGTCGTCACAATTACTGCAACAGGCGATGCCCAACCAGCAAATCGCAGTGTAGATAATGCACAGTTAGCATTGATGACTGCAAACTCAGTAAAGGTAAGTAATGCATTTGGAGAACCAACTAATTTACAGATTCCAGATGAAGGTATTATAGGTCGTTTTAGAGATGATTATAATAATTTAAGTAATATAATTTCTTTAACACCAAGCGATATAAGAAAATTAATAGATGCTGCAGATGAAGGAACTTTAGAAGAAAATCAAAATGCATTTTCTGCTGTAGAAGTTGAATACAATTCAAATGTAAATCTAATAGAAGCCACACAAAAAACAGATACGATCAGATTCAAAGCGGGAACTGGTATAGTTTTACAAGGCGAAGAACAAACTGATGGCGATAAAATTGTAACAGTATCTCTAAACAGTGCATATTTTACATCATATGTCTCTGGATTTACAACTGTTCATTTACCAGATCATACATTTACTTCTGGTACAACTGGCTCAATCTTAACTTTCTCTGAAACTTCTACAATTTTACCACATACAGTAAATACAAACAACACTGATGTCGGTTTTAATATTAAACCATCCTCCATAACAAATTATTATATGGCAGATATGCCTTTTAATAGTATTAAAGGCAACAATGATAATACAGATGGTAGTGTAACGGATATTGAAATACAAGAAAATAATTTATTCGGTAGACCAACTGGTGGATTTATAAAATCATTAACTGGTGCAGAAGCAAGAACTATATTAGGACTAACTTCAAGTGTTTATTATAAATCTGCATCAATTAATTATAGTGGAATTACTACACAATTACCAGCAACTACTGGAAACGAAACTCTTAAATTTGTTGCAGGAACAAACATCCAATTAAGCACAAATGCAGCAAATCAAATAGTAATTTCTGCACAAGGCGGAACCCAACAATATGGAGTAAAAGAAGTAAGAATCAATAATGAGTCTTCATCATTTCCAAATGTTCTTTCTATATCATCACCAACTTTAGTAGGAAGCACAACATATAAAAATATAGCGTTGTCTAAGACTTACGATTCTCTAACCAATACTTATTCTTTAAGTATTGATTTAGGTGCAATGCCTGCAAATTCTGTAAAAATTGCATCAACAACTCTAAAGGACAGTGTTGCTGGAAATTATTTGCCCACAAATCTAGTATTAGGCACTAATTCAGTTGTTGGTAGATTCGGCGGAAACGTTACATCAATTCCATTAAATCTATTAACAGGATTTTTAGGAATTAAAACATTCAATAAAATTGAATTTGATAATGTTGTAACACCAACACCATCGTCTTCATCAAGCACAAGTTCTTCATCCGGAGCATTGAGTTCTTCCTCTGGTGCACTGAGCAGTTCATCTTCTGGAGGAACTTCATCTTCATCTGCTGCTGCTCTTGTTGCAAATAGCGGTTCAACCACTGCTCAAACACTGAATAGCAAATTCAAGTTAATAGGCACTAAGGGAGTTGTAATAACTGGTACAAATTTAGATGGTATCTATGGGACACCAACCTTCACATTTAGTGCTGAAATGGATAGTTTATTTGCAGATAAGACACCAAAATTAGGTGGAAATTTAGATATGAATGGATACGCAATAGTATCAAATTCTTCTCTATATTTTAAGAACAATTCAAAAAATGCTATTACAATAAATGGTAATACTGGTTACAATACAACACTTAATTTAACTGCAGGTGTAGATTATTCTGAAATAAGCGTAAGTAAATTTGCTGGATTTACTACTGTTGGCAATTTAAAATTAACTCCTGCAGGAAGCAGTTCAGTAATTATTACGAATGGTAAATTAACATCGGATACTTCTGATATGTCAATCACTGCTAATGATAGAATAATCATTGCTTCTAGAAATGGCAGCACGGCAAGAATAAGCACATCACAAAACATGGTTATGACTTCTCTGTATTCTATAGGGTTTAAGATAGATTCGGTTCTGTCTTCTGGTATAAACGATTTGGCCATAACCAAACCCGCCGCAGATGAAGTTATGTTATCTTCTTACAATAATTTAAATTTAGTATTTGCAGCAAATACGACAGGCGGAGTTTCTGATAAAAACATAATTTTTAAAGGAAATGTAAAATTTGATGTAAATTACAATATAATATCGGATGTAAATATTGTTGGCACATTAAAATTGAAAACAGATCCAGAAGCAAGTTTACCAACAGTTGTTGGAGAAGCCCTTCTAAATAGAGGCGGTGTACTAACTCCAGTAAATACAACTAGCTATGTAATAGATTCTTTCAACACTGCATATACTGGTTTAGTGTACAATGTGGTAATTACAGACAATTCAAATAATACAATTAAAAAATTATATACAATTAAAATATTAAATAGCGGAACAGGTGATATGCAAATTTTAACAACAAACGATCTATCATCTATACCAGCAAAAAATAATATAGAAATTAATAGATTATCATTTGCTTGCATATATACTAGTGGAATAGGGTCAGTTCTGACTCTAGAAAATATTACACTAGGCAAACGATATTCAGTGAGTTTCTCTAAAGTCTCATTTAATTAATGGAGGATATATGAAAGTTAAGTTGAGTGATGTTTATGTTTCAGTTCCAGTATTAACAAAAGTATTAGATCTGGAATTACCTGTAACAGTTTCTTATAAATTCATGAAGTTAGTAAATAATCTAAATGAAGAATTAAAGGGAATTGAAGAACAAAGAGTAAAACTAGTAAAGAAATATAGCACAGATGACAATCCGGCTACAGTTTCTGATACTAAAAAGGAAGAATTCTTAGCAGAATTTACCAGCCTTTTAAACGAAGAAATTGGCATAAATTGGGAAAAATTAACTCTAGAGAAGTTAGGCGATAGTCTAAAACTCAGCCCCAATGAATTAAATAAAGTATCTTATCTGTTTTCTGAATAAATTTAAATCTCCTTATATATAAATATTATATAAGGAGAATTAAATGAGGCCAAACAGCAGACAAGAACTTAAAGATTACTGTCTTAGAAGGCTAGGATACCCTGTAATACAAATCAACGTAGACGATTCTCAAATTGAGGATCGCCTTGATGATGCTCTGCAATATTTTTCAGAATATCATTTTGATGGTGTAGAAAGAGTATACCTAAGAAAACAGATTACCCAAGCAGACCGAGATAGAGGGTACATCGATCTCAAAGAGCCAGTAACAGAAGATACAGCGAACAAAATAAAAGCAGCACCAGCACTAGATCCTGATGGCAGATCTATTGTTAGTGTTGTTCGCTGTTATCAGCTATTCGATACATTAGGTGGTACAGGCATGTTTGATGCTCGCTATCAAATTGCATTAAACGATTTATACGGCTTAAGAACAAATACATATAGCGATAGTTTAATCTCCTATGATTTAACTCGTAGACACATGCAGATGTTACAAGATATGTTAACTCCAGAAAAATCTGTAGAATTTAGTCGTGTAACAAACAGAATTTATGTAAACATGGATTGGAAACAACAAGTTACTCTTGGCGAGTATATGATGTTTGAGGCATATAAAATTTTAGATCCAAACATGTATACTGAAATCTATAATGATTGGCTTCTTAAAAAATATTGTACGGCAATAATTAAATTTCAATGGGGACAGAACCTTTCAAAATATGCAGGTGTGGCTTTACCCGGAGGAGTAACTATGGATGCTAGTACAATTATGACAGAAGCTCGCCAAGAAATGCAACAAATAGAAGAACAAATTCAAAGCAAATACGAACTACCTCCAAACTTTATGGTAGGATAATAAATGGCAACAAATCCCTTTGTAAATAATGTATCCTATAAACCAACACAAGATCTGTTAGAAGATCTTGCCATTGAATCTATAAAAATGTATGGACTAGATGTTTATTATTTACCAAGAAGATTCAAAAAGAAAAATGCTATTTTTGGAGAAGATCCATTATCTTACTTTAAAGATCATTTCAAAATAGAAGTATTTGTTGAAAATGCAACCGCATTTGAAGGTGAAGGAATGTTACTTGGAAAATTTGGTGTAGAAGTACAACAAAATATAACACTAACAGTTTCTAGAAAAAGATTTGCCGAAGAAGCAACAAAATTACCAACATTTACAGATAGGCCGACACAATTAACAGCACCAATGGTTGGTGATTTATTTTATTTTCCATTAACAAAAGCATTATTTGAAATTAAGTATATAGATCCTCACCATGTTTATTTTCAACAAGGAAAATTATATACCTATTCAGTAAATTGTGAACTCTTCAAATACTCTATGGAAGAACTCAATACTGGTAATACTGAAATTGATAGTATTGAAACAGCAATCGTTGGTGAATTTGGTACGGATACAGATCCAGATGGCAAATATATCAAGGATATCAAAACAGAAGATGATAATGATGAGTTACAATTAGATGCAGATAACATCATAGATTTTACAGAAAAAGATCCATTCTCACAGGGTAATTATTAATGTTCACAACATTTTATCATTCATTAATACGAAAAACGGTTTCTTCGTTTGGAACATTATTTAACAACATTTATGTTGAGAGGCCAGATACTGCTTCTAATAAAGTTCAAAAGATAAAAGTTCCTCTTACATATTCGTCTAAAGAAAGAATGTTTCAGAGGTTGAATATTGGTCCCGATATGGATCAAGCATATTCTACACAAATAGTTTTACCAAGATTATCTTTTAATATAACAGGTATACAATATGATGCAGAAAGAAAAAGAAATTTAATACAAAAAAGATTTGCCGTAAAACCAGACGAAACTGTTCAATATCATTTTAGTGAAGTGCCATATAATGTTCAATTTTCTGTTTATTGTTATGTCAGAAATGTTGACGATGGTTTACAAATTGTAGAGCAGATTCTTCCATATTTTAATCCCCAATTTAATATAACAATTAAACCCGGAATATTATCAGACACAAATGAAAGATTAGATATACCTATAGTTTTAGGGCAGATTATACCAACCGAAAACTATGAAGGTCTTATGAAAGACGATGCACATAGAATATTGACTTGGGAATTACAATTTACTGCTAAAATGCAAATTTATGGTCCAGTTAGAAATAGCGGTCTTATACAAAATGCAGACATCAACCTATTTGATTGGGAAGAATAATATGTCAAAAAAAGTAGCAAATATTAATATAAAACCAATAGTTTATGAAAAAGATTCAAATGGAGATTTTGTTATAGATACTAATGGTAATAAAGTAGTAGAGAAAACATATCCAAATGTAAAGTCTACAGATAATTATGATTATAAAATTGAAATTACGGAATTTATATGAATGAAAAATTGAATGAAATTTTTAACTTAGACAAGCAACCAGAATCTATTGGCGAAATAATAGAAGCATCAAAGAATGAAATAAAACAAGTATCAAAAGAGTCAGACTTTGATGTAGATTATAGTGCAGTTCGCACAAATCTAAAAGATCTTATTGCAAAAGGATCTGCAGCAATTGATGGAATACTACATGTAGCATCTGAAGGAGATTCGCCCAGAGCATACGAAGTTGTAGGCCAACTTATTAAAAGTGTTGCCGACGCAAATAAGGATCTTATAGAACTACATAAGAAAATTAAAGAAATAACTGATACATCGGTTACTAATAATAACCAAACTCAAACTAAAATTGATAATGCAATATTTGTGGGTAGCACTGCCGATTTACAAAAAATGTTGCGGGGTCAATTAGATCAAATAAAGCAACTAGAAAATGGCACATAATAAAGATTCCTATCTAGGAAACCCAAATTTAAAGAAAACAAATACTCCAGTAAATTTTACTCAGGAGCAAATTGCAGAGTATGCCAGATGCATGAACGATCCGGTATACTTTATGAAAAATTATATTAAAATTGTAAATCTTGATCGTGGTTTAATTAATTTTGAGCCATATGAATTTCAAGAAGAAATGATACGAACTATAAAAAATAATCGTTTCGTTATTGCTAAAATGCCCCGACAATGTGGAAAATCAACTTGTGTGGTTTCAGATATATGCCATGAAGCACTTTTTAAGCCAAATCAAAATATTGCTATTCTTGCAAACAAACAGTCTATTGCAAAATTGCACATGGATAGATTAAAAACTGCCTATGAATATTTACCAAAATGGTTACAACAAGGTGTTAAAGAATGGAACAAGTATTCTGTTGAGTTTGAGAACGGATCTCGCATTATAGCGTCTGCTACTTCGCCTAGTGCTATCCGTGGTGGTTCGTTTAATTATATTCTATTAGATGAGTTTGCATTCATTCCGGATAATATAGCAGAAGATTTTTATAGTTCCGTGTATCCGACAATTGCATCCGGTTCTACGACTAAACTGGTCATCATATCTACTCCAAATGGATTAAATTTATATTATAAAATTTGGACGGAAGCAACAGAAAATAGAAGTGATTTTAAGTATGTCGATGTTCATTGGTCTGATGTTCCGGGAAGAGATGAAAATTGGCGAGATCAACAAGTAAAAAACACAAGTGAAGAACAATTTCGTAAAGAACACGAATGTGAATTTATTGGCAGCACAAATACACTTATTAATGCAAATAAATTGCGAAAATTGGTATTTAAAACACCAATTTATCAAAATGATGATGGTCTAAAGGTATATGAAAAACCAATAGTGGTTCCGGGTAAACCAGAATCAGACCATATGTATGTGATGTCAGTTGATACTTCCAGAGGAGTAGGCCAAGATTACCATGCATTTAATGTTATTGATATTACACAAATGCCCTATAAAGTAGTTGCCACATTTAAAAATAATACAATGTCTCCTCTAGTATACCCAAGTGCAATTCTTCCTGTTGCCAAACAATATAACAATGCATATATTCTAGTAGAAATTAATGATATTGGTGGTCAAGTTGCGGATATTTTGCATAATGAATTTGAATATGAAAATTTACTAGTATCCAGTATACGCGGAAGAAAGGGTCAAACCTTAGATGGAGGATTTGGCAAAGCAGAGACACAAAGGGGCATACGAACTACAAAGGCTGTAAAGAAGCTAGGATGCTCTGTGTTGAAGAGTATGATTGAATCCGATAAATTGATTGTTAATGACTATGAAACAATAAGAGAATTGGTGTCATTTATTGCCAAGCGAGACAGTTTTGAGGCTGAAGCAAACTATAACGACGATCTTGTTGTGTGTTTGGTATTGTTTGCTTGGTTATCTACACAAAATTATTTTAAAGATTTAACAAATTTAGACATACGCCAAAGTCTATTTAATGAAAAATTAAAACAATTAGAAGATGAAATGCTTCCTTTAGGATTTTTAGACGATGGAACTAGTTTAGAAAATGAAGGCGAAGTAGACGATGACGGTACGCTCTGGAAAGCATAAAAATTAAAAATTTGTAAAAATATACATACTGATAGAAAAAATAGTGTAATTTGAGAATATCTGTCTTCATAATGTTAAAAATTCAGAAGAATCCAAGGAGACATAAAAAATGGCATTCCAATTGAGCCCCGGAGTAAACATAACAGAAAAAGACATTACTTTAATTGTACCTGCAGTAGCAACAACCCCAGGTGGCATGGTATCACCATTCCAATGGGGTCCAGCAGAGGAAGTTAATTTAATTGACAATGAAAGAACCCTTGTTCAAACATTTAGCACACCAAGAGACACAGACTATTATTCAAAATTCTGGTACTGTGCATCAAATTTCTTGGCTTACGGCAATAACCTAAAGGTTGTACGTGCAGTAACCGCTGCAGATTTAAATGCCGTCAGCACTGGTGCTGGTGTTCAAATTAAAAATCTCCAAACTTATACCACAAGCGGTGCCACTTTATTAAGTGGTAAAGGTCCTTGGGCCGCTAAATATCCAGGAGATCTCGGTAACAGCCTAAAGGTTGTAGTTCTCGACTCTGCTTCTAGCGATAACTATGGCGAAACAAGTGGAACAGAAGATTATGCAGATTGGATGGACAACTTTGATAACGTTCCATCAACATCAACATATGCAGAAAGTTTAGGTCTCTCAGGTATTAATGATGAAATTCACATACTAGTAATTGATAAAGACGGTAAGTGGACAGGTACTCCCGGAACAATATTAGAAAAATATGCATTCTTATCCAAAGCCAGCAATGGTATTAAATCTGATGGCACAAGCAACTACTACAAAACAGTTATAAACAATGAATCAAAATATATCTGGTGGGTAAGCCATCCCCAAAGCAAAACATGGGGTACAGAATTAACTCCAACTGCAGCAGCATTCCCAGTATTAAGTGGATCAATCCAAATTAATTCACTAGTAAATGGTGCAAATCACACATCAATTTCTGATGCTGCAATTGCTGCACTATATAACACATACTTTGGTGACCCAGATGAAATCGATGTTTCATTCTTCATCGCCGGTCCACTAGAGGCATCTGCTGCTAAAGAAGTGATTGAAACTGCAGAACAACGAAAAGATTGTATTGCTTTCGTATCTGCAACAACTGTAGATGCAACGGACACAATTCAAACCAAACTAACAGACGCACTAACATATAGAACAGATCTCCAAATCTCTTCTTCATATGGCGTAATGGATAGTGGCAATAAATTACAATACGACAGATATAATGACGTATATCGTTACATCCCATTATGTGCTGACGTTGCTGGATGCTGCGTAAGAACAGATCAAGATAGAGATCCTTGGTTCTCTCCAGCCGGTGCAGATAGAGGTAGAATTTTAAATGCAGTTCGTTTAGCATATAATCCTCCAAAGGCACACAGAGACGAATTATACAAGAAGGGAATCAACCCAGTAGTATCTTTCGAAGGGGCTGGCCCAATTCTCTTTGGTGATAGAACACTATTATCTAAGCCAAGTGCTTTTGATAGAATCAATGTAAGAAGACTCTTCATTGTTCTAGAGAAGGCAATTGCAACTGCTGCCAGAAACATTCTCTTTGAATTTAATGATGAATTTACTCGTTCACAATTTAAATTATTAGTTGAACCATATTTAACAAATGTAAAGGCAAGAAGAGGCATTACAGACTTTAAGGTTGTTTGCGATGAAACAAATAATACAGGTCAAGTAATTGACAGTAATAATTTTGTTGCTGATATTTACATTAAACCAAATCGTTCAATTAACTTTATACAACTTAATTTTATCGCAACTCCAACTGGATTATCTTTCGAAGAAGTCACAGGATTCTGATATAAATAGTAAAGAGGAAAAAACAAATGACAGATATTTCTAAATTTATCAATAGATTCGATGGTGGCGCAAGACCAAATCTTTTTAAGGTAACCTTCACAGGTGTACCAACTGGTAATCTAGATGCAGATACTCTTCAAGTTTATTGCAAGGCTGCTCAAGTTCCAGCAACTACATTAGGTGCTATTCCAGTAAATTTTATGGGTCGTATAGTACAAATACCCGGCGATAGAACCTTTGAAGATTGGACAGTTACAGTAATAAACGATGAAGCCATGACCAACAGAAGATTCTTTGAACAATGGAACGCATGGTTCAATGGACATCTAACAAATGTTGGACAAGGAAATGGTCAGTCGCATATTGACGCTCTATCTCAAGCAACAGCAGTTGTTGAACAATTAGATAGACAACACAAGACACAAAGAGCATATACATTAAAGCACGTATGGTGCGAAAATGTACAAGCATATGATGTGTCTTACAATGATAATGATACAGTTTCTGAATTCCAAGTAACATTTAAATATCACGGACTTTCTGTAGGCGATGCACCAAGTGCAAACTCTGCAGAGTTAGGATAATTTTTTTGAAAGTATTATATTATGGCATTTAATTTTTTCGGTTTTGAATTTCGTAAACAAAAAGAAGATAAGCCGTTATCATTTGCAGCCCCATTGACCGATGATGGGGCTGCTTATATTGAGGCAGGTGGTCTTCAAGGTTATTATGTAGATCTTGATGGTTATCTTAGATCTGATTCGGATTTAATTAAAAAATACCGTGAAATGAGTTTACATGCGGATGTAGACATGGCAATTACCGGAGTTATGAATGATTTTTTAACTCCTGATGCAAGTGGCGTTTTAGTTAAATTAAATACTGATAAATTAAAGTTACCGTATCCTATACGCAAAATGATGATTGAAGAATTTCAACAAATTCTTCATTTATTAGATTTTAATAGAAAAGGATTTGAAATAGTTCGAAGATGGTATATTGATGGTCGTCTGTATTACCATCAAATATTGCACGATGAAACTAATATGGGTTTACGAGAATTAAGACAAGTAGATCCTTTAAAAATTAAAAAGGTAAAAGAAGTAACACAAAAAACAAGATTAAACAATGTTGATATGGTTACTGATTATCAAGAGTATTATGTTTATACTCCAGTAGAAAGAACAAATTCTTATACAAATTCATACGAAACTACTCAAGGTATTCGTATTGCTCCAGATGCAATCAATTATGTGCACTCTGGGTTATATGATTCTGTATCAAGAAGAATTGTAAGCCACTTACACAAAGCAATCAAGCCACTCAATCAATTAAGAATGATTGAAGATGCTACGGTCATTTATCGTGTCTCTAGAGCACCAGAACGCCGTGTGTTCTACATAGACGTAGGATCTTTACCAAAGGTAAAAGCAGAACAATATCTACGCGATCAAATGAATCGCTATCGTAATAAGATTGTTTACGATGCAGGCACAGGCGAAATGCGTGACGATAAAAAGCATATGTCTATGCTTGAAGATTTCTGGCTACCTCGTAGAGAAGGTGGTAAGGGAACAGAAATTTCAACACTACCCGGAGGCCAAAACTTAGGCGAGATGGCAGATGTTGAATACTTCCAAAAGAAACTTTATATGGCTCTAAATATTCCAATTACCCGCATGCAAGCGGATAATGGATTTAATATGGGCAGAGCATCAGAAATTACAAGAGATGAATTAAAATTTGCTAAATTTATCGACAGAATGAGAATTAAATTCTCTGAACTGTTTACCAACTTCTTAAAGACACAATTATTAGCAAAAGGAATAATGAATGAAGAAGATTGGAAAGAAATTGAACAAGACATTAAGGTAGAATTTTCTACAGATACTTATTTTGCTGAATCAAAACAAACAGAATTGATTAAAGAAAGAATGTCCGTTCTCAGAGAAGTTGCAGATTACTCAGGTAAATTCTTTTCGGATAAATGGATTCGTAAAAATATTCTTCGACAAACTGATGATGAAATTGAAGAAATTGATCGTGAGATTGAAGAAGAGAAGGCAATACAAACTGCAGAGATTGAAGCCCAAGCACAACAGCAACAAGCACAAGCTGCAACACAACAAGCCGCTGCAGCAGAAGCGGGTGGTGGGGGAGCCGAAGCCCCTCCACAAGAAGAAGGTGGCGGCGGGCAACAACAAGTAAGCGAACAACCAGAAACAAGAGATATTTATGATGTTAGCGACTTGTTATAAATAAGATAAACAGGAGATTTAAATGTCAGCAGCTTATTACGATTTTTATGCAGAACAAAATTCATCATTTGTTGTTAAAATTAACATGTTAGATAAATTTAGCAACCAAATTTGCATGAGTAAATCAAATGAAGCAAATGGTGAATATATCGATGTTCCTGCTGAGTTGGCTGCTATTGGTTATACAAGAATTTACAGTTTAGAGGGAACATTGACTGTTAGGCCATCTTTAACTGCAGGAGCATCTGGTAATGAATTATTATTTACTGGTAACGCAGGCGTAACATGCGACGGTACAACTCCCACTTCTTCTGTAGGACAACTATATTTTAAAGCCAAAGGCGATGATCATAATTTAGTAATTTATTATCCGGACATCACAATCAGTCCGGGCACATACTTTTATGATTTTGAAATTCGCTATTGCAAAGGATTTTATGCAACAGGCGGAACCCCAGTAACAAGAGATACTAGTGTTTCCCCAAATACATTAAGAATTTTACAAGGAAAATTTATAATTATACCAAAGGTACAATAATATGGTTTTGACTGTTTATACTCCAAACAATTTTTCAATCAAAAATATAACAGAAAATCATATTGAAATTATTAATTATGGATACACTCCTTCATCTTTTCTTAAACTGTATGAAATAAATTACGACCATAAAACAAAATATCCATCAACAGCATCTTTAGTGGTAGATAACTTATCAATTTGTGATGACGCATATTCCATCAACACAACTATAGACAAATGCGGTTAATATCAAATGGCATTTCAATTTTCGAAAACAAATCTTCTATACATTGCAGGAAGAGCCCAAAGAAAAATAGAAGAAAATACTGATAAGAAAATATTAACAGTATATGATACTGATTTTTTATATACAACAACAGATCTTTCTAGAGAATTAGTAAATAAAATTGATGCAAGTTATGGTATCGTAAGAATCGAAACACAAGTGTCGTTGTGTGATGAGTTTTATTCTGTACGAACAGAAGATATCGAATGCCAACCAGAATGTGTTTATTGTAATTGCACACAAGGATCTACTTCGTCTATAAGCACAACATGTGGGCTAGAAGCACCATACGAAATAACATGTTCGTGTTTTGATAACACTATAAATGGCTGTGAACATGTTATGACTTTAAATCTAACACAGTCTTGTTGTGATGGTGGAGGAGCAACACAAAGAACTGGGAAACCATGTTTTAAAACATTTAATTCAAACAGAAGCGGGTCTAAAACAATAACATCTCCTCCAATTTGGCATGTTCCTTTTGATAATGATACTCAGCAAACCGTTGGTGAGTACAAAAGGCCAACTATGGTTTCTGGCGACAATCATGTTGTATCGTTTGCGCGAAAATACGAAAATTTAAATGCATTGTTAGATCCAACTACACCGGAACCATATCCAGAATTAGTTGCTTGGGGGGATAATAGTTTAAATCAAATTAACAGCGTTCCAAAACTATGTAATCCGCCACCAACATGTAGCAGTAGCAGTGGTGAATTTTGTAGATGTACAGAAGCCGATTCTGATATACAATTTGGCCAATTTGCCGGTGGTGAACCAAAAGTTGCAATAAGCGCTGTTGGCGATTCTACATTTTTAGCACACCAAAAGAAAAGTGAACCTTCAAAATTAGTTGTAAAATCTTTTGGCAAAACACAATTTAATCATGAGTTTAATTTTAATGGCAATCCAGACAATAACATTAGAATTTCTCCAACGGAGAGCATTTCGGGAATAAAAGAAGGAAGCATTAAAGGTATAAAATCCAACGGAAGAGACACAACAATGATGATATCTTCCGATGGAAGATTTTTAATGAGTTTAAATGATGGTGCTGCTTTTAGCAGTTTACAAGATACAATATATGCAGGAAAACCTATAAAATATGATCAAACACAAGTAAAATTTGGTACAACTCAAGGATCGGTTTTAAAAATTACCTCTGGAATAAATACACAAACATTTAGTGAACTTGTTGGCACAACAAAAGATAATTTAGTTTTATCTCAATCTCCAAAAATATTAAAAAGTTCAAATACAAAACAAATAAATGGCCAAACAATTTATGATATTGATTATAATATGAATTTTGGTTCTATACAAGAACCTTTGCCGTTGGGTGGTGGTGCCGTAAACAATTTAACAAGTTTTAGAAATAAAGTTGTAGATTCTAGCGGTTCTTGGAATAAAAGCAAACAAGTATATGAAATGCAAATTTCAAAAAATAATACTATAGCCGCAATGACAACAAAGGGAGATTATCCCACTTGGCCTTCAGACAATAATCCTAGAGTTCTTGCAAATAACTCTAATGTGCTAGATTTAAATTTTCAATCTATTTTAGGGAGTGCGAGTGGTAATTCTATACCAGGATCATCTTTTAGTAAAATAGATAATAATACTTCATTCAAAATGAGTGACTCTGGTCATTTTTGTGTATTAGTAACAAACGAAGGAAAAGCAATCGTATCTACATTAAAAGGATTGCCCGCGAGTGCAAGTTATAATTTTAATATACCATCTGATATGGTATTTGATCCAAGATACATTACAGTAACTGATGATAGTATCACATTAGTAGAATCTAATTGCACATATATAGAATCAGAGTATTTAACTAGAGCATTGGTTTATTCATATGCAGATATAAAAGCAGCTGCAGCAAGTTCTTCTGTAACTTTAAACGATAAAACAGACATTGAAGACCAATTAAGAACTAGTAGTCAATATATTTTAATTATAAAACATATTTTTGGACCAACACAAAATGTTAAATTTAAAATTGGAACAAAAAAAACTGCTGGCAATTTTGAATGGCTAGAAAAAATATTAAAAGTTACTGATGCAAAAAAACACATAAAAATATATTTAACTGCAGCAGAAGCAACTCAATTATTAAATAAAATTTCTGTTTATGCATATGCTGGAGAGGTTACAAATCCAACTGCATATAATATATTTACTTCAAAAATTGATTGCACGACATCAACATCATCGACTACCAGTTCTTCATCATCTTCCCCGTGTAGAAGAATTGATGGAAGCATTAGCAGTTCAACAAGCAGCAGTACTAGTAGTGGAGGAACCGATAGCACTTCTTCTAGTTTATCATCAACATCTAGTCCTAGTTTCAGTTCATCTAGTGATAGTTTTAGTTCATCTAGTTCTAGTAGTGCAGGTACTGGGCCACCGCTTGGATTGATGTATGTATTTGGTGCGGCTAGTGGAAAATGTATAACTGGAGATTTTACATTTAATAATACTTGTTTAAAATGTACTACTTGGGGAATTACAGATCCCGTAGAATGTTACTCTGCGTTTATGGCTTATATTGAAACAAACCCAAAAGCTTCTATATTGAGTGAATGGGGAGAATGCAATACATGCAATACTATATGCAATACATATGAAAATGTAAACACTATAGCAAGAAGTTGCTGTAAAAATACTGAAGAAAATAATTGTGGAACGGATAGAGTTTGTATTAGTAAAAATTATTGCAATTGGATAAATGAAGGATTTGTTGACTCAGACTGTCCACAAAATTATAAATTAATAAGTGAAAATTATAGTATATTATCGGGAAATGAATCTTCAAATTATTATGTTAATTGTTGCCATAGTTCCGATCCAAATGAGCCATTTGGTGTTTGTGGAGAAACTTGTGGTTCTGCTGGGTGTAACCAAAGTTAATATAAATATTTAAAAGGATGATACTATAGATGGAATATTCAATTTATAAAATAAAAGAAATACTTTGTGTGGAAGGATTTTACTCAACATCATTAGGAATGAGTACTTCATCTGTAAGCACAAGTTCTAGTAGTGGTATAAGTATTTCATCAAGTTCCTCTAGATCAAGTTCTTCAACATCATCGGTTTCGTCTTCTAGTAGTGTTTCTTCTAGTAGTGTTTCTTCTAGTAGTGTTTCTTCTAGTAGTCCATCATTTCCTTCTGTTGCATTTTTAGGTGATAGTGGAAATGGACCAGATTTAGTTGATGAGGTTGCCGTAGTAAATGCAATAAAAACAAAAAATCCAAATTTAGTATTTCATTTAGGAGATGCAAATTACCAAAATTCTGATATTGTGTCTGATCTTCAATTAAAAATAAATACTAATTTTTTAAATTTATGGGGATCTACATGGTTATCTAAAATGTATATCGCATATGGTAATCACGATTTAGACAATTCTGTTGATTATGGATTGCATGTAGCAAATAATTTACCTCTGGTAAAAACAGCAATAGGAACAACAAATTTAAATACTAGAAAATTGTGTTATGATTTTGTTTTTCAGGGAATTCATTTTTTTGTTATGAATAGTGGAAATACTGCATCTGGAGATGGATTAGACTCGACCCAAGATGACAAATTACAATGGCAAGCACAAATAGATTTTATTAGACCAAAAATAGTTGCATCTACTGCTACTTGGAAAATTTTAGTTGTACATAAAGCACCTTGGACAAATGGAACATCACATCCATCAGTAACAACTACAAGACTTTTTGGTTCAAATTCTCATCAATCTTTAGGTATAGATTTTGTATTGAGTGCACATTCACATGTTTATGATCATATTATAAAAAATAATGTTCATTACATAGTTCAGGGATTGGGAGGAACATCTAAACACGGATTGTCTTCCACACCACAAACAGGAACAGTTATTTCATATAATCAAAAATATGCATATACAATTTTAACAAAAACTACTGCAACTTGTTTAGACTTTACTACCTATGACGTTGATGGACAAATTATAGAATCTTTTCAATTATGTAAAACCCCCAGTAGTTCATCTAGCAGCAGCGTTTCGTCTTCATCTAGCAGCAGCGGAGTTTGTACAACTTGTACATCTGCAGAATTTATAACAGCAGCATTTCCAACGTCAGGAACGCCAAATGGTATTAATTTTCATCTATTAGATGCAACACCCAATTATTGCACTTCTCCTACAGAATACTCTTTTACAGTTGATCCAAGTAGACCTGCAGATCCTACTGTTGGAAGATATCAAACTGGGTGTGTTGAAAAAATATTTGCATTACAAAATTGGCAAAATTTAAATGGCTTTAAACTAAAATTTAATGGATTTGATGCAGCAGATAAAATTCATTATTATAATTATAATTTTACTACTCGTGTAGCAACACCAATAGGCACATTGGGTACAAATGATATTATAATCGGCAGTGGTCAAAATGTAGAATTGATTATAGATTATACAACAATGTCACCACCATATCCAAATGCTTTTTATATTAATAAAAAACCTTCTGGAATAGCACCTGATACTAATCCTGTTTATAAATGTACACAATGGAAAACTGGACTAGTAGCAAATTCTTGTATTCCAAAACCATCTAGTAGTTCGTCCTCTTCTTCGTCTTCACAAGCATCTACTTCTAGCAGCATAGGAAGCACAAGCAGTTCGTCTAGTAGTGTGAGTTCTTCTAGCACATCAAGCACTATAGGAAATTCTTATTATACTTGTGCAGTTGCAGATAATCCTATTGAATGTACTGTGCTGAATTCTGGTTTATATTGTTCTGCTGCAGGAGCCTGTAATAGTTGGGAAGGGTCAGAACGCACAGTAAACAATGTTTCTGGATCCAGAACACTTGTTCATGGCTTAGAGGAAAGATTCAGTTCTTTTAGTGAAATACGAGGAGTAATAAGGCAAGTAGCAGCAGACGTTGGCGCATGTAAAGTGCGAATTTCATTGCGCCAATGGGACGGAGATGGAAATTTAAAAACTATATTTAAAGGTTGGGAAATATCTTCTGAAAATTCTGCTAGTTCTAGTTCTAGTTCTACTTTGTACAATGAAACAGGAGGAACAGGTTCTTGTGAATATAATATAGATTATGAACAAGATCAAACAAATGCACCATCCAGAACAGAAATAAGTTTTAATAGAACAGTAGATTCTTGTGGTTTTGCTGGTGTGGGTTCAGTAGATAGATTTGGTTGGCAAATAGAATTTATAAATTGTAGTAATAGCGTTGTTCAATATGAGTTTGAAAATGAAGGATATTCTATCTGTTATTCTTTTTTAAGTACTTTAGCACAAGCATGTAGAGAAAGTAGTAATATTTTAGATCCAAATTATGGTGGAATGGGTGGGTATGTTGGTGCATGGGCATTTTTTAATACAGAATGTTGTGATCCAGTATCATGTACCGGCGGCACAACATTTTCTTGTAGAGGAAATGCTGGATCGGGCTTACCTCGCAGCACCTTCAATTGGGTTCAATATTGGATTGACATCTTATGTACAGAGCCTCCAATATGTGGTGATGGTTCACTGTATGGTTGCAATAGTGTATTTGGTGGTACAGGCGATACAATGAATCCTCTGTGTAAACCATATTTAAGAAATCATATCTGGAGACCTTTACAGCACACATTTACCGATATACTTGATATAGGTCTGTGTGAAATTGGAGCATGGCCTGTTCACCAAGGCCAAGATCTTTGTGATCCAATAATTTTAGTTTTTGATTGGGAAAGATTTTTAACATGCAGTTCAGATGGAAATATACCACAAAGAACAGAAAGAAGAGGCCCCGGAGAAGCAAATATAAAATGGCTTTGGGACACTAATCGAATTTTAGATAAAAATTTAAATCCAAGAAGCTCTTCTGCTCAACAACTATACGCAAAACTCATAAACCAAGCATCTCCATATTGGGAAATGGAAACTGATTTATATCAAGAATTCAGTACTTGTGCAGCATATCAATGCTCCTTTGCATCTGGGTATCAATCTGAAGGAATGTTTTATAATTTTTGGAAAGATCCAGATTTTAATATAAAATATTACATAACATTTGATATTAATTATTTAACCACTAGTCCACATTATTACGATAAACTTAGATTACAACAATTTCCGTTAAATTTTAATGGAAATGGAGAAAGATGCAAATATGACAATGGATCTTACATTTCATATGCAAATATAGAGACAAATTCAATATATTTGAATGATTTAAAGGAAAGTGGTGCAGGAAATTCTGGAGTATGTAAAAATGATTTTATATTTTATCCAAATGCTATGAATAATATTGATACAATCAATATTGATTCTAGATGTGATATGGGGCTAGTAGTAAAACCCACATATTCATTTTTTCCTTGGGTAATGAATACATTTAGAATAAATCCAGATTCTATTAGAATTATTGAAATTTAATAATTATAAATATATTTAAAGGAAACCTTATGAAATACGTAAAACCATTAATTGACGGAAATTTAGAACAATTTAAACAAAATATCGAAGCATCTCTTTATGCCAAGTTATCAGAAAAACTTGATGAAGTAAAAACAGACGTTGCTTCTGATATCTACAACGAAGGCCGTTGTGTTCCTTGTTCACAAAAGATGAATGAAGAAACAAAAAAAGATTGTGATGAAATGTATAGAGATTGCATGGAAGAAGTAGAAGCGGCTGGTGGAGATGGTGAAACTCACGGTGGCAAAGAAAGATGCAAAGAGAAAAAAAGAAAATGTGAGCAAAAAACAGTAACAGAAGGTCGCCATGAAGATGGCGATGATTGTGGTGATAGATGCAATGAAAAAATAGATAGAAAATATGGTAATAAACAAACTCTTAATGGTGTAGATCGTAACGATGCTTATGAAAAATGTTTAAATGATTGTTATGCCCGCCATTCATATTGAGAAATAACATGAATAAAAATATTACACAATCAATACAAAAAAATTTATACACAAAAGTTGCTCAAAAAATAGATGAAATGCGTAAAGAAATTTCCGCATCTCTATTTGAGTTTTACACAGGTTCTCATGATACTGGAGATGCCCCAGGCGAAGTAGAACAAGATTATGAGCAAGAAATGAAAGAGGATTGTGAAAAACACATAAAAGAAAATCACCCAAATGCAACCGCAGAAGAAAAACAAAAACTTATGGATAAATGCATGGGGCACAGCATACAAGAAGCAAAAAAACCAGCAAACAAACCAGTAAAAAAACCAAAACCACAAAAACCAGCTCCAGCACCAGAAATGGCACCAATTAGACCTGAAGCAAGACAAGATGCTTTAGATTTAATGGCAAGAATTATGCTCGGTATGGGAACTGTACGAGAAGAAAAACTTCCATCTGCAGTTTTAGCACGAAGAAAAGCAGGTGGAATGAAAAACGCTGAAACAAAACCATTAGGGTTCAGAGGCAAACACCCAGGTAAAGGATAAAAAATGAAACTCATAACAGAACATACAACAGAAGTAAGAGTATTAACAGAAGAAAAAGAAGGCAAGAAGCATTTCTTCATCGAAGGAATTTTCATGCAAGCAGACCAAAAAAATAAAAATGGTCGCATTTATCCATATCCAATTTTAACAAGAGAATGTGGTAGATATGTTACTGAGTATGTTCAACAAAATCGTGCTCTAGGTGAACTAGGACACCCAGAAGGACCAACAGTAAATCTAGAAAGAGTTTCACATATTATTAAAGAATTAAATGTAAACGGTAAAGATATTGTTGGTAAAGCAAAAATTATGGAAACTCCTTACGGTAAAATTGTACAAAATCTTATGGATGAAGGTGCAAAATTAGGCGTTTCTAGCCGTGGAATGGGATCATTAAAGGAATTCCAAGGCGTAAATATGGTACAAGAAGATTTTTCATTAGCAGCAGTAGATATTGTTGCTGATCCTTCTGCCCCAAATGCATTCGTAAATGGAATCATGGAAGGTAAAGAATGGGTGTGGGAAAATGGTATAATTAAGCCAGTAGTTATTGAAAATTACAAAAAACAAATGTTAAAAACAAGCAGTAGAAAACTTGAAGAACAAAAATTAAAGATCTTCAAGGATTTCTTATCAAAATTATAAATTTTATAAATATAATAGATTAAATGTCTAAGGAGATTACATAAAATGGACCCCAAAAAAATAGCAGAAGAAATCATGCAAAGCCTATTTGCATCAAATGAAGAACTCTACGAAGCCGATCAAAATGAAGAAGAAGGTGAAGAAGAGGAAGGCGAAGAAGAAGAGGGCGAAGAAGGCCCAGAGCACGAACAACAAGAACCAGCAGGCCATGAAGAAGCCGAAGCCAAGAAAAACGGCGGCATGGTTAAGAACACTGCAGGATCTGCTGCTGCATCAGTAGCAATGAAGCCAACTGGTAATATGGCTGCAGCCTCATCAATGGGTGGTGGCGAAGTCGTAAGAGATGCACATGGTGGTTCAACTCATGATGCATATGGTAAGGGCGATCAAATGATCCAACCAGTTGCTCAACCCGGCATGTCACAAAACGCTGCTGCAACTCTTCAAATGAAACCATCTTGGGCTGGTGTACAAATGCCAACCTTTGACCGTGGCCAAATGGCTGAAGAAGTTAAGGCTATGTTTGGTGGTGCAGAAGATCTATCAGAAGAATTTGTTAACAAAGCAGCCAATCTATATGAGGCTCGTTTACTAACAAATCTACAAGAAATCACAGAACAATTATCAGAGCAATTTGCAAATAAATTAGTAGAGTCTGTTGAAACAGTCGCTACTACTTTAGAAGAGCAAGTTGATAATTACCTCAATTATGTTGTTGAACAATGGATGACAGAGAACAAACTAGTAGTTGAACAAGGTCTCCGTACAGAAATCGCAGAGAACTTTATCAATGGTCTAAGAGAACTCTTCAACAATTCATACATTGAAATTCCACAAGATAAGGTAAATGCATTTGATGAGATGGCTGGTGCAATCGAAGCACTAGAATCAAGAGTTAATGAAGAGATGGAGAAGAATGTAAATCTTGTAAATGAAATGCAAGATCTAAAAGCTTCATTAATTTTTGCTGAAGAAACAGAAGCCCTCTCTGATTTAGATGCAGAAAACATTAAAAAATTAGTAGAAAATCTTCGTTTCGATAACGAAGAAGGTTTCAGAAGCAACGTTCAAACACTAGTCGAAGGATATGTAAAGAACAAAGTTTCAAAAACAATTAGAACTGCAAACACACTAACAGACTCAACTGTAAGTGAAGAACCATCAAATGAAAAGGTTTTCATGACAGAATCTGTCAAGAAGTATGCAGAAGTTTTAGGTAGAACACTCAAGGGATAATTTTCAAAAAAAAGTAAATTATAAATATATTTACAAACAAATAGTTTAAAGGAGCTAGAAAAAATGGACCCCCGTAATCAAATGTTAACAGAATCAGTAAGACAAAAATGGGACGCTATCGTAAATCACGAAGCACTTCCCGAAATTAAGGATAGTTACCGCAAGACAGTAACCACCATTCTACTTGAGAACCAAGAGAATGCTCTTCTCACAGAGAACGGCGTTCTAGGTACAAGTTTAGGTAACGTTGGTGGTGGCTCAGGCTCAACAACTGGTATCGATGCTTTCGATCCAATTCTAATCAGCCTAGTTCGTCGTAGCATGCCAAATCTAATGGCCTATGATATCGCTGGCGTTCAACCAATGAATGGCCCAACCGGTCTAATCTTCGCAATGAAGACCAAGTACGGCGGTGCAGATGCTTCAACAGGTTCACGCGGTAACAGCGAGGCTCTATTCAATGAAGCCGACAGCGGTTACTCTGGCAAGAACACAATCACCAAGAACACAAACCAAACTGGTGCAAATAACCAAGCCGCAGGTAGCAACAGCTATCACGCAGGTAACATGGGCGATATGTTTGCTGGTGATGTTGGTGGTGGCTCCGATGGTTCATTCGAAGCCGGTACAGGTATGCCAACAACCACTGCTGAAACTCTAGGTTCAACTGGTAATGCATTTAATCAAATGTCATTCACCATTGAGAAGACTTCTGTAACTGCTCGTAGCCGTGCTCTAAAGGCCGAGTACACCACAGAACTCGCTCAAGACCTCAAGGCAGTACACGGACTTGATGCCGAGACAGAACTTGCAAACATTCTTTCAACAGAAATTATGTTTGAAATCAACCGTGAACTAGTAAGAACAATTTACCAAATTGCTCGTCTAGGTTGCCAACAAAGCGATCTAAACGGCAAGCAAGCTGGTAAGGGTCTAAACGGCAATGCAGGCGGTGGCGTATACGATCTAGAACTAGACTCTGATGGCCGTTGGTCAGCCGAGAAGTTCCGTGGTCTAACTTTCCAACTCGAAAGAGAAGCCAACGTAATCGGTGCAGAAACCCGTCGTGGCAAGGCAAACTTCGCAATCGTTTCACCAGACGTTGGTGCAGCACTAAGCATGAGCGGTCTACTAGACTTCAGCCCAGCTTTCAGTGGTGGAATCAACACTGATGTAAATGGTAACAGCTTTGCTGGTACACTACACCAAGGCAGAATTAAGGTCTACATCGATCCATATTCAATGCCAACACAATATGCCAACTTCACACCAGTAAACTACGTTTGCGTAGGTTACAAGGGAACAAGCCCATACGACGCTGGTGTATTCTACTGCCCATACGTTCCACTACAAATGGTAAGAGCTGTTGATACCAGCACTTTCCAACCCAAGATTGGATTCAAGACCCGCTACGGCATGGTCAGCAATCCATTCGTCACAACAAGCGTTGGTGGATACACTCCAGACGGCGAGCAACTAACACCAAGAGTCAACCAATACTACCGCATCTTCCGCGTAGACAACCTACACGGTAATGACGCTAGCTACGGTGGCTGATAGAGTTAGTTAAGGGGATTCATTTGCAAGGGCGGCTAGAAATAGCCGCCCTTGTCTTTTATAGATACTTTAGGAGGATTTATGGCATCAGAAATAGCAAAATCAGTAATTGCAAGACAACCTAAAACTATAAACACTCTGCAATATAATCAATTTAGATTTGTGTTGCATAGAACACCAGAAATAATATATTTCTGCCAAGGAGTAAAGTTTCCAGGATTAAGTATGGAAACTATAAAACAACCTTCTCCATTTGCAACACCAATAAACAGAACACCCAATAATGTTGCATATGAAAATTTAGAATTTTCATTTCTAGTTGCAGAAGATTTTAAAAATTGGTTAGAAATTCATAACTGGATGCATAGACTACTGCCAATACGACAGACACAAAATCAGTATGCAGAAAATTATAGTAAAATAAATCCAGACGCTAAGGAATTAAGATTTCAAGATGCTAGTTTAATTTTATTAAATAGTGTATCCAAAGGATTCATGGAAGTTACATTTAATAATTGTTTTCCAATATCTTTAGGTGGTATTGATTTTTCAAGTACAATCGATGATACAAAACCAGTAGTTTCTACTGTACAATTTGCATATTCGGGTTATACTATAAGCACATTATAAGGAGTGCTTTATGGACATTATGAAGATTCGTGAGATGGCAAAAGATGACCTTCCCATCAATGAAGAAAAACTTGATATTGAATCGCTAACTATACCACAATTACATGGTAAGTATCTTAACATCTATCAAGATGAAAAGATCATGTTACATGGTTTAAAAATTGAGTATCGTAAATTAAAAAAATTAAAGTGGGAATATTATACGGGAAAACTTGATCAAGAAACTCTCAAAAAATATAATTGGGAACAGTTTGATTTAAAAATTCTTAGACAAGATATAGATCTTTATCTAGAAGCAGATGATGAACTAATTGCTCTAGAAAAGAAACTCTTAATTCAAGAAGAAAAGGTAGATTATTTGGAATCTATTCTCAAAGCACTAAATAACCGCCAATTTCATATACGAGACGCTATATCTTGGAGAAAGTTCATCAACGGAGTAAACTAAATACTATTAGATGTGTGACTTGAAGATTTCCAACATAGATTCTGTTTTTATAAAGGTTGATTGTGATGCTGGCTACGCTAAAGAACTCTCAGACTTCTTTACCTTCACAGTCCCTGGGCATAAGTTTATGCCCGCATTTAGAAAGAAGATGTGGGATGGAAAGATCAAACTC